TGGAGGGAATGAAAAAAAGTAAGAAATCGGGAAAAATGGTGCCAAACTGTGTAAGAGCTAAGAAAAAAGCTCGGTCCTACAAGAAGTCGAAAAAATGACGGATCAAGTTTGCCCGACGCCTTCTTCAGACGATACGAAAGAAAAGAAGACGCTGCATTTTGAGCGCCCTAAGACTCAAAAAGAAGCTTATTGGGAAGAGCGTTGTGAAAAAGAACCTCGCACTCCTGGTTGCCTGATTTACGACGACTGATCGTCGAAATTTTCAGTCTTATCCTCAAACAATTCATAGGAGTAGCCCATTTCTCCTCCTAACGGTTCGTGGCGATTATCCTCAGAAAAATAAATTTGCCGAAAACCGGGGTAAAAATCTTCCGCTTCCTGAGTATCCCAGCACTCATGTAGTCCCTCTATTTGTTCGTCAACCTCCTTCATAAGCAACTGAGCTCTAAATTCCGCCCAGTCATCTCTGCAGTTAAGCCGAGCCCATGTCACATATGTGTTCTTTCTTAGCGCAGGCCAAAAACGAAACAAGAACTCAGTTAATTCGTAAACTGCGGCGTTGAGTTTGTTGTACCGCATGGTGTCATCGTAAATAATTCAAATCTAAGTCATAGCCTTTAAGACTAAAATAAAAGTAATCAACGATGTTTTATTCCAATGGCTCAGGTCACTTTCAATCGTGAGCTCGGAGCTGCCCCTGCCGGTATCACCCGCTTCGGTCAGTATCGATCTGAAGATGGTGGAAATGTCACTGTCAACTCGACAGTTGAGGATACTTCTGAAGGCACTTTCAAACGTTCCGATAAGTACGGAGTTACTTCAGGTGTCACGGGCACCGGCACTGTCACTCTTCAAGCAGGTTCTATGTCTGTGAAGCGTGTCTTTGTCATGAGCGGCATTGATGGTTCGATTTTAGGTGAAGTGAATTCACCCAAAATGTCTAACCGCACAGATGTGTCGTTTGAATTCAGTGTGGGCGGCTCAATTGAAAACTATTTATATGTCGAAAAAACCGATCGTTCTCCCTGCGTTTATCGAGTGACATACACTGCGGCTTGATCTTTAATGGTAAAAACCGAGTGAGCCATGTCGAATCCTTCTGATTGGGAGTGTTCGCTCGCTAAAAAAATAAAAGAATCGATGGAAGAGGGCAATCGAACCTCTTCCTCGTACTATGTCTCTATAGAAGAGACCGTTAGTCGGTGTGAGAGAAAAGCGGAAGATCCAGATGGGCAAGACTAAGCACCCACTGTTAGGTCACTCAATTCTCGCCAAAAAGGATACTTGGTTGATCAGGTTTCCTGCTGACCCTGAATATTTAGAAGCTGAAGAAAAACTTTTTGTCCCCAAAGGGAGCGCTTGGGAATGGTTGAAGATTGTAGTGACTGCGGGTGATTTATATAAAGAAGTAAGACTTAAATCCAACCCAGATGCTTCATGGTATTTCTACGATCCTGATTGGAAAGTAATCAACGATCTGAATGAAACGATCGAGTACAAACCGAATCATCATGTTCAGCTAAATACTCCTTTTTTCCGCCACAATCCTGGATTTGACGGGGCTGATAAAACTTGTTTTAGCAGTGCTTGTGCAATGCTTTTGAAAACGTTAGATGAAAGATCTTTTGAAGATTACGAAGATTATTTAGAGAGTGTTAGTGATATAGGAGACGGCACCGAAGCTTGGGTGCAAATAAAAGCACTTAGTCATTACGACCTGAATGCAGAGTTCAGACAGGATGGAGACTGGGCGATCATTGAGGAATTAATAGATCGAGGCATTCCAGTGCCTATGGGCATTCTGCATTTCGGTCCTGTAGAGAATCCCGGAGGCTCTGGTCACTGGATTGTCGCTGTGGGGCTCACTAAAGATCGAGAGAATTTGATCGTTCACGATCCTTATGGTGATCTTGATGTGTACAGCGGTGTTTATACCTCGGATTGTGGGTCTTTCAGAAAATATCCCAAGAAGCACTTAAGTGACCGCTGGATGGTGGAGAAAGGCTACAGTTCTGGTTGGTATATCAAAGCTCAACAATGAGTAATTACAGCAAGATTTGGGAAGAATGGGATGCGGAGCAAGAAAACCGTAAAGCCCTTTTTATGGAGTTTTTGTATCAACGGTCAGGTCGCACCAACGGTCTCTTTACAGGCTTGTGGGATGAGTGGTGTCGCGAGTGTGGCGCACAAGCCCGTGAAGAACATTTCACTGCTGTTGAATCTGGGGAAGGTAAAATTAAAACAGCATAGAATGTATTAAGTGGCGCAGCGCGACTATGACAAAGAATATCGTGATTACCACGGTACAGAACGTCAGAAAAAGCGTCGTGCTGCGCGTAACAAGGCTCGTAGACATATGGAACGGTCTGGCAGAGTATCTAAAGGAGACGGACGGGAAGTCGACCACAAAGACTTCAACCCGGAAAATAACAACTCTTCGAATCTTCGGATAGTTAAAGAACAAACAAACCGCGAGAAACAACCCAAACGAAGCTAAACTTAAACCATGGAACAATCTAATTTTTTACAACGCCCCGGTGGTCTTGGCCCGATGCCTGCCATGAAGCCTTTGGGTATGCCTATGGCAAAACCTTCGGCGTACATGAATGATGACATTAGTATCACTGCGCGTCGGCAAGCATATAACGATGACGTTAACCGCGTCTTTGCTCAGTACAACATTGATCACGGAACTTACGCACGCACACCTGTAAATCCTCTTCCCTACGCAGAGGGTAATATCACTAAGTCTCAAGAAGTGACTGGTCCTGCAGGTTACAACCACAAGGAAATGCCGCTTCCGGAGCGTCCCATGGATATGTCAAAGGGAGAGTATGTTGCAGACGCAATGATGCAGCAGAACCCGACGATGCGTGGGAACGTGCAAGCACTGACGGTATTACCTCAGCAAAACTTCCTGAATACGCAGGATCCCAATCAGATGATGTATTTACAGGATTATCGGACCGCTGATGACATGTCATTACAAGAGCAGGTCATGGGAGGTAAAAAATGATGATGCGTAGTGAGCAAATGGGGCCTACCCGTATGGCCGGTATGGCACTGGGTATGAAACCATATGATATGGCTCGCGCTGTGAGTAATCCTTCCGAACTAACTGCACGTCTGCGTTATCAGCAGACATTCCCAAGAAGTTGAGGTAGTGTTACCCGAGATTGATCTCGGAAATGCATACCGTAAAGCTTGATTGGATAACTCCTGACGCTGAGAAAATCATTGCTCGTCACGCTCGCGTTTCGACGGCGGCTCCCGATCGAGATGAGTATGCACGACTTCTTTCGTACTGCATCAAGCACGGTCATTGGTCAATCCTTGAGCAAGCGAATGTCAGTTTTGAGATTATTACTTCTCGGGCGATTTCGGCTCAGCTGATCCGCCATAAATCGCTGTGCTTCCAGGAACTGTCACAGCGCTATGCAGTGCCTTTCGACGTTTTGCCTGACGGTATCCACGATAGACCGCAAGAGTTTGCGATTAGAAAACAAGCGGAGAAAAATCGACAGTCGAGCACTGAAGATATTGATCCAGGTCTGATGGCTTCCTTCAGGGATCGAATTTACAAATTTGATGTTGAAGCATACTCCCTGTACAAAGACATGCTCGAAGCAGGTGTGGCACGGGAGTGTGCAAGAAATATTCTCCCTATGTATACGCCCACAAGACTCCACGCAAACGGAACAGTGCGCTCATGGGCGCATTATGTGGGGCTGAGAGCTAAAGAGGATACCCAGCTGGAGCACCAGCTAATCGCTCGTCAAATTGCCATGATTCTTGGCCTCGAGCTTCCTACTGTTGTTAAAGCCCTTGTGGAAACAGAGGATCACTCACTCGACGGTTGGCGGTTCTTATCCGACATATCTTGATCCTCTTCAACCCAGTATCCGATGGTAGTTTCTTGTTCGATGAAACCCATCAGATTGGCAAGAGCCTCGTCGAGAAGTTTTTGATCTTCTTCTGAGAGCTTCTCGACAATCTCGTCGACCTCGTTATCGACATGATCTTTCGATTCTTCAGACATCATCAAACTCCTGGAGGTAAGCCTGGCGAGCCTCTTCGTTAATTCTTTTGCGAAGATAAGCAATTTTATCGTCGACGAGGTGGGCGCTTGAGACATATGTAGCGCAAGTAAATCCATCTCGTTTTAGCTCTACTCTTATCAACTCGGGGCCTTGTGTGTCGATAGAGATTTTCTCTTCACTCACGTCGGATCTTTCCAGGGGTTTTCAGGAGCTGGTGCTGTCTGTCGAGGCGCTGTTACCTGAGCTAATTGAGCCGCCCGAATGATTTGACGGTGTTGCTCAAGTTCTTGAGACAGAGCTGCAGTTTGTTGTTTCGCCCAGTTTTGTGCGTTGGTAGTCAGCTCGTCTAACACGCTTGCACTGTGCGGGAAATTAAAAGTTGTTCCAACTCCTTTGTTGTTATTTATTTTAGTTGCCCCCGTGGTTTCAGCTAGGGCAGAAAGAAAGCCGTGAGCCTGGTCGATGCTGACGTTGGCGATAAAAGAAAGTTCTACAGGATCAACTAAACCACGGTTCTTTTCATACAAAGCACTGAAAGCCCCGCTAACTCGGTGAGCAATATCGGAACCCTCGCGGGAGCGGAGAGCTTTTTTATCAGCGATAGATACACCAGCTAAAACCCCTCCCATGAAAGTGAGAGGGGCACCAACAAACTGAGGAGCGGTGATCGCCGTGGCGACAGCAGCAGCGCCACCAAAAAAGATGGTCAAAGGAAAAAACTTAAGTGCCATCGTGCTTTTGAAAAGAGGATTCCCATTTAGAAAAGTCAGGCTCTTGAGCGAACTCAACAGGGTTCGGGAGCCTGGTGTCACCATGAGAGGCGCGATCCGATGTTAGATCAAAAGGTTTAAGACGCAAACCTTTGATTGCAGGCATGCCAGATTTAGTTGTTGCTTTGCAGTGAGGAAGCTTCAGGATGTTGCACAGAGTCTCTAGTGTTCTCTCCACAAACCGAGGTTTGGCAGCTGGTTTATATCCACATGCCTTACAGAAGTTGGCGTAACTTGCGTACAACTCTGTATATGCATTTTTTACAAACATCCCTTTTTCTGACTCATCAGTACTGGGGCGAGCAGCACCGCGACCCACATGTGTGGACGTGTTCGGCGCATAGAGACAGCACTCTCCCATCCACGCGACGTACTGGTTATTGAAGACCAGAGCATCGATGTTGGTCTGAGCCAATGAGGGCGCGTGTTTAACAGGGTTGGCTAAGACATCTCGCATCTCAGCAAAGGGCATTGACAAAGCCCATGAAACAATGCCTGGAAGTTCTTCAACGAAGTCACCTTCAAGCCTGTCGTCGTAGACATCTAGAAGCTGTCGACGCTGACTCGGAGGAACAACTTTGTCCATAACGATTGTCAGACGCCTTCGTTCGAGACCGCTGGTGGAATCGTTAGAGCTGATGTGTTCATTACTGGCAATGCAGACCAGACATTCAGGTTTAAAACTAATAATTTCTTTGCCGTACTTTCGCTCTGCACGGAGTGTGTCTGACGCCGAGGTCAGTTTTTTCAAAACGTCCATGCGTTTGTTGTAGTTCGATTCGTCCGTGAGGAGCAAAAGACGCTTGCCAATCAGGTTGTACGTTTCAAATTTGTTCTGCTCGATCAGCTCCAAGCTCGATGTGTGGGTGCTATTAAAGCCAGCAAGCGCAATCATGAGCTGCTGCATCGTCGACTTACCGGTTCCACCTGGGCCGACCAAGTGCAAGAAGCGTTCCCCAGAGGTATAGCCAGTAAGAAGGGCTCTGGAGAAAGCTTGGATAAGTTTTGCTTGACCCTTACGAAGAGAGTCATCCATCCAAGCTAGAAATTTTGGACACTTGCGATCTTGATCCCACTCATAAAGAAGGCGAGAGCGAAAATAAAGCTCTTTATTTTTGCCTGGTTCGAACTCAAAGCTGTCGCTGTCAAGCGCACCGTTCGCAAAAGGTATGTGCTTCCTGCCTTTGCTAAAGATACTTGTGCGACCACCGTCCAGAGACTTGAGCATCTTTGCTTGGAGCATCGCATAGACACTGTTGACAGTGGAGGATGCGTACTTGGGCAAAACTCCAGCCGACACAAAAGTGTCTAAAGCGTTAACGATGCGCCTCTTGACGTGCATTTCATCTTGCACATACCAGATGCCCGTGTCTTCGTCGTAGGTGTAAAAGTTGTCGTGGGTGCTGTCGTATAAATAATTGTCACCTTGATTCGTAGCAATTATTTCGGCTACGTCGTTCTCTGCAAAAGCTCTTTTTTGTTCCGTTGCGTTCTGCAGATTTACCAATTGAGCTGGCGTCTCTGGGACAGCAGTTTCTTTGTTTGTCATTGTTGTTTTTGTTGTTGTGGATTTTTCCGAAGATTTTTCATCGAGAGAGAAATCATCGAAAGTCAAAATAGAATCAAAAGCTTTAGCTCTTGCTTGCTTTACTGATTCTTCGATGTCGCTGGGAACGACGTCTTTAAAAGTGTCGATGTCGACGGATTTGAGCCGTTTCCAGGCTGCAATATCGTCATGCTCCGATGCCATAACGATAGCTGGTCTGATCGCCTCAACATCTCGGATGCTTTCGACGATGCGAGTAAATTTGCCGTCTACCTCCGCTGGGTACGCATAGACAGCATAGAACGCACGGTGTGCTACTGTCAAGGGTGAGATGCGACTCGCAATCCCGTTTTCCCTCAGCCAGTTGGTCCAACCGAGTATTTCTTTGACGGCACGAGTGACTGCAAGACTTCTGTCGTCGACAGGTTTGCCTTCAAGGATGTCTGAAACAGATCTCGCTAAAAGTTTTTCAAAATCAATTCCATCCTCTTCAATCTTGATGTCTTCAAGTGCATCAGTCACGTCGAAACGTTCGCCTTTGGCCTCCTGAGGCAGGGCGTGAAAGGCTTTAAGAGCCTCATCAATTTTTTCTTTAGGGATAAATTTATCGGTAATTGTCAGTATTCCTTCTACAGATTTAGTTCCGTAGAAAAGATTTGGAACTTGCGTGGCTCGTATATCCGATCCAGGAATATCTTTGGAGATTGCTCGAGTGAACCACTGGTAAAAATCACCGTCGATGATAGGTTTTTCGAGGCCAAAAACCAGTCTGAATCGAGGCCATGACTCAGAAGTAGAAGGAGAGTCATAAGCAAGAGAAAGATATTTTTTACATATGTCTAACTCTTGCGCTTGCTCCCAAGTAAGTTCTTGTTTTTGAATTTTGTTTCCATCAGCATCTTTTCCATCAGCTTGATTATCGATATCAATAATTATTAATCCAGCATGGATGATGCCAGTACTATCTTTCACACGCTTTCCTTCAAGCATGTGCCACGCACACAAGCCTTTACGCTGTCCTACCTCGTCTGCTATACCTAGAGCATCAAGTTCTACAGCTTCCCAGTTATTGTTGAAAGATCGGAAGTCACCGCCTGCCTCAATCTTGCCCGTAGCAGCATCTAGTGCACTGACGACTTTGCTGTTTACAGAACAAATGAATTGCATGACGTGATTTGATGTCCTCCCATTCTGCCTTGGATCTAGGCTTTTAACACGCTTCTGACAAAGTTTTAAGACTGAACAGCCTTAGGACGCACCTCGTTAAAGAATTTGTCGACTAAGGCTAGCCACGCAAGCTCGTCCTTCTCTACCTCAGCCTCACCGAAAGTAAAGACCTGTGTTTGGTAGTCATCGATCGGTGTGGACACAATGATCTGCGTCTTATTAATTTTGATACCTAAGCAAGCCTCTGCTGCGAGTTTGTAAGCAGCTAATTGTAGCCGTGTCTTTTTGACTTTAAAAACTCCTGAGATGAGAGCCTTCTTCGTCTTCTCGTCGACGTTGGATTTTTTATTTGGGAACCGCGCACTGTAGGGACCTGCGCTCGTCTTGAAATCAGCTAGGACGATCTCTGCATTGTTATCCATATAGATCAAATCGCAGCACCCTGCATATCCGTGCTTTGTATTTTCGTCGTAATAAAAAATTCTTCCTACACCATCGTCGCCGACATACTTAGACCATTTTGGTTGGTTGTAGGGTCGTTCAGACCACAAGACTCTACCGCCCTCGAGGATCTCATCCATTCTTTCAGGAACTCCTTTCCAGAAAGGAGCGTATGCCTCCGGAGGTACGACTTTCAGACCACGAATATGATTTTCTGTTGCTTCGTGGATCCATGTTCCCCGTGCTGCTGCGGCGTCTGCTGCGCCAGGGTTCATGATGTTCCAGTGCGCCAACTTCTGTTGAGTCTTGGCAGACTGAGTGCTGCTTAAGATAGACGTGACAGAGGGCAAGTAATCAGGTACTCCAGGGCATTTGTAATGCCGAAGTCCATTGATAGTTTTACGTGTATCCATGTTTTCTACTTTATTTAATACTAGAACTGCGCTAGCCCGCTGCCTGGACCGTTGTTATCACCTTCGTTTTCATCGATAAAGAATTCACTCTTTTGATACTCGAACTCTCTATTACGTTGGTCCAGTTCACTCACAAGACAACGACCTGCTGAGAAAGAATCAGCAACTAATTCTGCGATCTCATCTGCTGAGCGGGGCTGACCAGCGTGGTCAACACACTCCTGCAAAAGTTGATGGCTCACTAACAGTGAAGCAATAGTATCTAGCTTTTTATTTGTTTCCTGTTGCGCTTCAATCCACTGACTTAACAAGAGCTGAAGTCTGCCTTTCATTTTTTCATAAAAAAGATTTTGGTCGCTGCCAGCTTACATCGAAATCAATATTTGTCCCTTTATCTGTTGGCTTTGCTTTGTCGTATACCATCCACGCTGATGTTACTGAGTCTTTTGTTTTGCTCTGGTCAGCACGAAATATTGGTCTGGGGTTTAAAACGATAAGGTTAGATAAAGATTTTTCCAACAGGAACGTAGATCTCGCCCTTGTTGGTTCAAGAAATGTTAAGCGGTCAAGAATAATAAGACCCCTACTAGCAAGTTCGTAACCAGGTTCGATAATCCACTGTACGTTATCGCGTACGCCTTGGGTAATCGCCAAGGTCCAATCGAAGTCAGGGAGGTTCTTCCACCAAGAAGCATCGAGGTAATCGGTATCATTGTCGGCTCGAATGCAGTCGGTGTGGCCCAATGAATTTAGTTGAGCTTCCAGCTGGCCGTCTGTATCAAGAGGTAGAACAATCCTGCCTGACACGAGGTTTTTTTCTGCAATAGGATTAATAATATTGTCGGGTACTCTATAGAAACTCATGGAAAGTGATGATTTACTACAACGCTTACGTGATTATATGACGATGGAACAGGAGTTTTACCATCAAAGATTTATGTCACGCGCACGAAAGATCGATAAAGTAGAGGACTTTGTAGAGATCTTAGACCTGCTTCACTCAAACTACTTAGTTCAGAAAAGGCTTTTTCATAATCTTGCAAAGTCTGTCGCTGATTCTGGAGTCGAACTCCCAGCACTCAGTGATCTCCTCAAGTCATAAAAAAACCGCCGAGAGCACTCCGGCGGTTCGTACTGTGTGATTCGTCTCTAGATTACACCGAAAGACCTGCAGCTTTCAACGCTTCCTTCTGTTCCTTTGTCAGTTCTTTAGAATTGTCCGACGTGGGTTCTGGAGGCGCTGCTTTTGGTTCTCCCGCTCCAGCAGGCAGAGCGCTAAGACCTTCTGCTTTAGCACCTTCTAGTTGAGGGTTCGCTTCGTCAAAAGCTGCTTTGATTTCAGCGTGATCTGTTCCCAGAGGTAACTCGACCAGATTCGCACCGGAGATATGAGAACGAAGTGCACTTGATACCAAGTCTCCTCCATCGCTCTGGAGCCAATCGTTAATATCTTTAATAAGAGTTTTTTCTTCGTCGTTTTTGACTGGCCGATCAACAAACTCAAGCACGTTGTAATTAACTTTACCAGTGTCTGCTCCGGTCACCGGATCAGTCTGAGTAAAGCTCCTTTGGACGAACTTGGTTTGAGTCACGACCTCCGCAACATTGATGCGGTTGTTGTAAAGGGTTTGAAAATACGAGATGAAGTTTTTCTGACTGCTCTTCCCAGAGATAACAGCAGTTGATACGCATCTACTAGGTAGCAGACGATGAGTAGGGTCCACACCAATAAACGCAACCCTGATGAATTCTTGACGGTTTCGCATGCCGAGGTTCCCATAGAA